TTCATGCGTTTCGACATCCTTAGCGCCACAACGCTTACACCTTGGATACTTCACGATTCTTCACTGCCTACTGGCGTAAAGATGAATCCCTTGCCTGACTTTGTTACGTTAATCAGTCCTCTCTGGTCAAGTGTTTCGAAGATCCAATCGGCATCCCGTTTTGTCAAGTGATAGTTCTGCATAAGCCTACTACGTGTGATTCCTGGCTGACGCAGGATAGCGCTGTATACTCTCTCGATTCTACGCTCATGTTCTGGAAGACCGATCGCAGACACAACGTCCATAGCAAAACCTCGCCACTCTGATACAAAGCTAAATGCTTTGAAGATGTCCTGCTCCTGTACAATTACTTCGCCTCTTGGAAGTCGACTCGCTGCAATGAGGATAGCTGCCTTGAGTCCAGACTTTGCAAGTCTGTCCATGACTGGTGTCAAGAGGTCTTGTTGAGCATGCGAGATACCTGTTTGCAGAAGACGCTTCTCCATCTCGTTGTACAGAGCCCAAGATGTCGTTGTCAGCTTAGCTTGACGAACGTTTCGCGTCTTGACTTCTTTGTCCCCGATCTTTACAGCTGTCTCGTTCGTATACGTGTCCCGATACGTTACCAAGCGGCTGAGTAGCTTGTCTCGCCCTGTGGTGATAGCTTCAACAGGCGGCCCCAGAGGACGGAGTTTGCTAATGTCGCTCTGACCTGATATGAAGATGAACCGAGGAATGAAGCCCGATGTGACTTGTTCGCTTGTCAGAAGCTGCAGAATCTTTGTTCGAATGCCTCCTGCAAAGATCAATAGGATCGGGTTAGTGACCTCAATGACCTCGCGGCGTAGGACGCGCTTCTGTAGACGACCATCGTACATCTTGGTGAGTGCTTCACCCATACCCGCGTAGTAGTCCTTTTTGGTCATCATCTCTAGCAAACCGGAGAACTCGTCCCGAAGAAATATGGACGGCTTCCCGGGCCTGAGGCTGAGGGCGGAAAACATCCCCTCAATTGAACCGTCAGTTGCCATGATGAGTTCTTTGTCCACCTCAGTGAGCATGTCAATTGCGAGATCCAAGGCGGTGGACTTTCGAGTAAGCGTGGTGTCTGCAAGCAAAAGGAACCATAGATTCGGCATAATTGTGCCGAAACTCGTCGGGAGCTGTACACTCCCGGACATGAGAGCGCTGAGACATATAAAAGCACCTGCCTGGTGGTACACCTCTGAAGCGTCACCGACTGTCTTTGCCCAGGCGATGTAGTCGTCGACGAACGTTTGGTCTTGGATGACACTCTTGAAGTCCTCCTCGGACAACAGATCCGGTACGTTGGTAGGAGTCAACTCCTGAATCATGATGTTGCGCTCGTGATGACGTTGCCATGCCTTGCATACATCCTTCCAAAGCAAGGCATCGTTACGTCCATCACGTGCGTACTTGTTACATGCGGCGGTCTGCACGATCGAAAACATTTCTTCGCGACTTAGGTCCGCTTCAGCAAGGCTCATCTCAAGGTTCCAGAGAGCTTTGCTCCAGTCCTTATCTGGAGGCACACGAAGCAGCATCCATACGCGTGATGGCAAATGCTCACGGTAGTGACGCATAAGCTGTTCTGCGTCAGGGAACTCCTCCGGCATTGGCCACAGGGCGTCTACATCGTCTTTGACATCAGGGTACGCCTCGCGTAGCGCGTCTAGCGAAACTACGTCGCTTGCACCAATGACCGCAACCATCGGTGTAGGATCATACTTGAAGTTGAGGGTGTATGGAACCCTAAGAAGTTGTGTTAAGTCCCAGCCCGACTTATCTGCGCCTTGGTCTGCGTGAAAGTACGCTATCGCCTTAGCGACCGCTTCCGCCTCAATGGGCTCAGCAACGTCCTTAAGGCACCAGATACCTTGATAACGCTCCGGCGACGACTCGATCGTGATAGTTGGGGCCACAAGCAGTACATCGGGGGGACAGGTGTCGAGATCGGACCAGACGGTTGGGCACTCACGTACGTCGAATTTGGACTTGTTAGCACGCCCAAATACCATTGGGCAGAACCAGACGTTGTGAGTGAAGACGGCTTCGGTAATGTACCGGTGAAGTTGAGCCTCTTCATTAGGCCAGTGGAAGAAACGTTCCTCGAACTTACCTTCGGGCCTTTTGCGCGATACGCAGATGTAGCCATCGGTAGTCCTGCCGAATATGAGTTTGAAGAACTTTTGACGTCGTTCTGCAGCTTCTGCTGATTGAACTGTTAAACCGGGCACTTGTCTCCCGAAGCATGGTTGGGCCTATAGAAATACTGCGGGCGGGTGAGCCAGTCCGACACCGTTCGCCGACATCGTTTTCCGGCTCACCCGCCCTACACAAGTTGGGTGGCTGCCTGGTACTATCGCCCCAGTGCGGCACAACACACCCAACTCGCGAACTACGGAAGGAGACTCGCTGAGCCGCCAGCGCCGGCAGTCGCAAGCGAGGACAGCGGCTTCGGGTTCTTGACGTCGTTCGTCCAGTTACCCGAGTTCGCTGGGTACTCGCGTCGGGTCACCTGAGCAACGAACTCGTTGCCGTACAACGCCTCAGGATCCACGTCGAGCTCGCCTTGCAGGGCGTCTTCCTTCCATCCGCACGCGAGGAGAAGGGCCTTGAGCTGGAACAACGTCGTCGGCCAGATGACCGTGTTCATCCAGAGGTGACGATTCGCGTACGTCTCGTCACCGTTCTCATGGCGCACCACTAGGAACTCCCAGTTGATCATGTCGGTTCCTGCAGGTGTCTTGGCGCCTTCGCCGCCCTTGGTCTCCCGCATGTCGTGCCCTTCGACCTTTAGCACGTACTTGCCCGCTGGGATGGCTTCGAAGTCCTTTACCTCAACATCCGTCAGATTTACTCTCATTGGTTCGTTTCTCTCTTTCGTGTTAGTGGATTGCTTCCCATATTTGCTTCATAGTAGGCTCCTCAATGACTTGAGCCAACCTACCACTTCGATCCTTAGCAGTCACCTTTTCCTGCGACTGCGTAAGCATCAAAGTCTTAGAGGACCGTTCTGGTCCGTTGATCACGTCCTTCTGGTACATGTACCCGACGATGTCGACGTGACCTGCGAGCTCCTGCTTCAGCTTGCCTGGTAGCGCTGGGTAACGCTTGATCAGCTTGCCGTCGTCGTCCTTCTCCTCGCTCTGCAACGTTGTGAAGAGCGTGTTGCAAGGGAGGTCTCGAAGTGCACGAACCAAACGCCTAAGCTGCTCTCCCGTCTTTCCCCATTCACGGACAGAAGCAACATCGCGATCACGGTTCGGATACTTGTCTATGACCTCACGCATGGCTTCCGCCATGCAAAATTTTTGGGCCTCCGTGAGGCTATCGACTACAATGGTCTTGTACGGGTTGTTGTTGTACAGATCGCCATACACTTGGTCGACCTGCTTCCAAGTCTTGAACCGTACGACTTCGACATTCTCGTAGTCACGAAGACTCAGTGTGCCGCCTTCCCAGTCAAAGAAGATGACAGGCGACATTTCCTCGACCTCGGAGGCAGAACCACAGAAGCGACTCTTGCCAACGCCAGGGTCTCCGTACACGATCATGTTGATGTAGCCTTCAGAGGCTGGTCGTGTGACCTTGAGTCCGCCTACCGTGTCCTTGGTTAGGATCGAAGTATCGGCAGGAGGAAGGAGGTCTTGTGCAGTAGTACTCATGCACTCCGCCTCTCATACATGTCCATCGCAGGCTCTTGACCGTCCTGGATCTGCAAGCAGGGACCGAAGAAACGACAACCGTCGCAGTTCATTGACGACGGTGATGGGTATATCAGCACGTTTGGGTTGCTCATTTCCGTTGCCTCCTTTTGTATTCTCTGTTGTACTATTTCAAGAGACTGGGGACGGTACGTAGTCCGCGAACGGCGAATGAACTCCTTCTCGTTGTACTTCAAGTGACGAAGGTAGTTGTGGTACCACTTAGGGTCGTGACCCATTTCACGACACGTACGGAGAAAGACCTCGAACGTAGTGTCTTGTTGCTTGTTAACGGAAAGCATACCGGACTTCAAGACCTTAGGCTTATGTGGCGGAGACTTGCGGAGCTCGTTGTAGATTACGCCACGTACCTCAAGGCCAAGCATTTCGCGTACGGCCCAGATATACGAGCCACACTGATCGTCGATACTAAGCCAACCAGTGCCTCTGAACTGCTTAGCGGTCTTGTGGTCGACGATCCAGTAGCCGTATTCGTCTTCGACGATAAGGTCAATGCGGCCTTGATAAACGCAATTCGGAAGGCCTGGAATGGGTACTTCGAATTCGATCTCGACGAATCTTGGTGTCCAGCCTTCGTCGTTCCTCTTCGCCCAGAGGAAGTAGTACTCCAGCATTCGGTTGCCGACGTCAATCGTCTCCGTGACGTCCATCTCGAACTGGAGGTCGCCAATCGTTACTTTGGCAAAGAGCTTCTCGTACGTGCTAGCGAACGCCTCTCTGGCATTCTGTCGCATGAGCTTGAGGTCGCCCCAAGTTGCAGGCTCGTAATATGCCCTCAGGCCTTCATGGATGGCAGTACCGAAATCAAAAGCAGGATATCGTTGGATAGGTTCCCAGTTTTGCCGGATCTTGCTCGTCAGGTCCCAAAGTTGTCGACAACGTTTGAAGTACCCGCGGTCAGAAGTTCTGATGACTACTGGATTGGCTGTCACTAACCCCCGCAACTTTTGATCTCTAACCTCTATTATAACATAGAATGAGGTAAGGAATCAAGAGTTCCTTTAGGGATCTTTTTGCCTAGGTAATAGGAAGTTCTCCCCATCCAGTTTTGTTACGCCAAGTACGCATTCCGGTACCACGTTTTGACGGGTGTCGTTTATCGAACTCTTGTTCGACTCGTTCTGCGTCTTCACGTGTGGCCCAGCTCCCAAGGTAGAACTCGATACCATCACGTTTACGTCGAGCTCGCCATGGGCGTTCTTTGTTGACCCAACGTTTACCCGTTTGTCGTGTTGCCATTTGCTTTCTCTGATACAGTGGTCACACTGCAAGATGCCTTCGTACGTACAGATCCTATGCGCACGGGACATATTTGATACTGAAGGGCAATCCACTGGTTGCACTGTGTCTGGTCAGCAGTCCAGTAAGTATGCCATCCACAGGTAGAGCAACGCCCTTGATAGTCAAGCGGTGGACCCGGCGGCGTTGGAGGCGCAGCTTCTGTTGTCATGGATGCTCCCTTATATAACGTTCTGCATCAGCAGGTGCGGTCTTGGCGGCTTCGCCCAAGAATGCTCCCCACTCAGTGGCTACTTCGGGATGGCAGATGATTGACAGAGTGTCGCGAGCTCCGTGGTTCCACTTGCCTTGTACGTCGATCGCAACGAGTCCTTGAGGAGGGCCAGGCTCAAGTTCAATTATCGTACGTACGAAGGCTCCCTCGGCTAGGAAGGTTACACCAGGCTGAGCGCGCCATGGCTTACCAAAGCCAGGTCCTTCTGGTTCAGATCCTTCAGCAGGTGTTGCACGTTCGTCACTCATACTTTATTCTCCTTTTGTGAGGTCAGGTGGCGGATGAGGCGAGTCACTAGCGATACCGTGTACGTGCCTCCACATTGCAACGGGTGACACTACTGTGTACTCGCAGTCGGGGTAGCAACACTCGAACTTCGGGTTCCACGGGTCGAGCATTATCCTCTTGTACTTCTTCTCAATAGTCTGGACGCTGTCGTATCCAAACTTCCGCTCGAACTCGTTTGTGAACTCCCTAAACGCCTTCTGAGCGTCTTTCGTTTGGGTCATTGTAGCTCCTGATAGTGTCGAGCTAGGGCAGCCCATACTGCATGCGGACCGTAAGCTAGGAACTCTACGAGAAGTTCACTACCACCGATGAAGGTGATGTCGTCGTAGCAGTAGTCCTGTCCTGGTACGAACTCGCATCCATCATGGCGCTCGTGGTCTTCACGCTGGGGATTAGCCGCGTGCCACGTAACGTGTATACCCTGTCCATCACCTAGCTGAGGGTAATGCGCAGGTACAAACGAAATCGGGTCAATTTGCTTCACCTCGTTGATTGTGTCTACGTTGCCTGGATACCAGTTGTGCATGTTTCCTGTCCACACGATGCTGCCCTTAGGGCCGGTCAAGCGGAAGGTCATTTCCATGCCGTGTCGTCCATGACCGCCTCCAGGACATTGATCACTGAAGGCCATGTGATCGTAGCCCACGTAGAACCCAATCGAACGCATCATGCCGTTGCCAAGGTCTTGTTTGACCTCTGCATCACGACAAGCTTCAACACGACGGTTCAGGTCTGCTTCACATAGGTTCATACTTTGTCCTCTCTGAAACGCATGAACTGCGGATGACGGAACCCATCAACGAGCTTCCCGAAGTGCTTCACCTCGATGATCTTGCCGATCAGCTCACGTCGATGATCGGTGATCCAGACGCGAGTGGTGTCATCCATTCCGCTGCAATAGCCCTGCGTGCCGTCTGGTGCTTCGAATCGAATGGCGCCAACAAGTCCTTCGTACTTGCCTTGACCCCGCTTGAAGCCGACGATCTTTGCGTCAACAGACTCGACCTCCTTCCACTTCAGCCAGCTCTTGTGACGCCTGCCCACGTAGGGAGCGCTAAGGTCCTTGAGTACGGACCCTTCCTTGTACTGGTCAAAGTTCGCGACGTGCTGCTCATACGTTGGTTCGTCGCCAAGCACAACTTCAACGTTGCCCGTAGCGCTTAGAGTCCCCTTAAGAATGTCTTTGCGACGGTCTAGGGGCAAAGGGCGAAGGTCCTCACCGTCCAACATGAGGATGTCGAATACGAAGTACGTGAGCGAACCTACCTCACGCTGCTTCATGACACAAACGTCCACGCTGCTAAGGAGGCACCGCCCAGTGAAGTTGTAGTCGGGGACGCCGTCCTCATCGACGTACACAGCTTCACCGTCAAGTCGCATCTCGTGTGAGCCTGTTCCGGCGAGATGCTTCAGGTGATGCTCGACACCAGGCATCTTTCCTGTCGCGTCGTGTGCCGTACGTGTCCATGCCTGCACACGATTGGGTGCGACATGCATCTCCATACGCCAGCCGTCAATCTTCGGCTCCATGAGCCAATCGCCTCGTAGGCCCTCGAACTCATACGACTGCATTACCTTGCAGGCGTTGAGAGGCATAAAGTCAGACACGTACGTTCCTTCCTCTCACTAGGTTTTCGAAGTGCTCCTCACACGCGAGCGCTTCCATCTGTAATGACCCCATCAAGCGACGCCCGTTTGGCCAACGGGTCTCTACCTCGTAGATGACCATCTGCACGCCTGCGTTCGGGCAGTCATGCGCGATGCACTTGAGGAAGTCTTTTGGCTGGTCGATGTTCATACCGTCAGCGCTCGCGACTTGGCCCACTTCTGTGAGCTCCGTATCGCGGGGCTCAAGGCGATCTGGCGTGCCTCGACCAACTTCAAGGTCTTCAGGGTGTCTGATTCTTGGCATTACCGCTCCTTGTCTCGTCTGTTTCGTCGACCTCACGTATGAAGTGAGGCATGATAACCGCTGACCGAACTGTTTCAATTGGACTGAATACCTTCGCACCAACAGCAGGCACTTGCCAATGAAGCATATCTGCTTCTGCCTCTTCTAGAGAACGGTACTCGTACTCTAGTATACGTACAACCCGTACCATATCAACCTCCTGTAGGTACTACCTTTTCAAGTCCGTCACCGTCGCTGGTAACTTTGCAAGTGTGAGTGTCGTACGATACAAGTTTCTGACCGTCTTTCGACCATAGCTCCAATACTCTACGGATTGGGCTATCTAGTGACTCACCATTGCCTGTAAGCGACGACGTCGCAATGACTTCTACTATTTGTGCTTTCACTCCTTGTCTCCTAGTATTTGTCGGATCCAACTCTTCTTCTGTTCTAGCTTCGTCATCCTCCCTAGGTCTACTGTGTCTCGGGCAATGATATCGATAACTTGTACCGCTTGCGTCTGACCATACCGATGAAGTCGATCCTCGGCTTGTGAATTGAGTGCAGGTGACCAATCGCGATCGAGAAATACCACCGTTGACGCTGAGTGTAGCGTAATACCGATTCCTCCAGCTGCAATCGACCCAACGAAGACTCGTACTTTTCCGGCCTGAAACCTTCGTACGTTCCTCGCACGCTCGTCTTGCGGCGTATCACCAGTAAGGGAGACCCACGATATGCCAGCAGCAGAAAGGCGTCGTTCGACGAGCTTGACGAGCTGCTTGAATCGGCTGAAGACGACGACTTGTTGGTCTGAGTCACTAAGCACCTCCATAAGTGCATCGATTTTCGAACTCGGCTCGCGTAGCTGAACCTTCCCCTCAGGGTTGATTCCAGCATACGCGCACGAGAACTGTTGCAGGCGGGTCAGCTGCGCGACTACCACAGGGGCGGCGATGAGATCCTCTTCCTGGTCTCCGATCCATGCAATCATGTCCTTCCGCATCATGTCGTAGATCTTGCGTTGGTGAGGATCGAGATCGACGTGGATCGTTGTGTAGTACTTGTCTGGAAGATCCTTGAGTACGTCCTTCTTGAGGTGTCGAACGTAGAACGGTTCGATCTCCCTGAGCAACTGTTCACTGTTCTTCGGCCCTAGGATCTTGTAGTACCGACGACCACGATTGTTCTCGACGGTGTAGTCGACGTACCGTTTGTAGAAGTTCCAGTAGGACTTGTACCTCAACGGGTACAGCCAGTTGAGTATGGACCAGAGTTCGTCAGGCCGATTGACAACGGGCGTTCCACTCAAGGCAGTTTTGTATGGCGCTTCGATCTTCTTCAACGCCTTCGTCTGCTGCGCCGTACGATTCTTCGCCCTGTGGCATTCGTCGGCGATGATATGCAACCAGGGGTGTTTTGTAAGTGCAGGCTCCATGAGGCGTAGTGCTTCCCAGTGAACACAGAAAACGCCTGGCCCCATGACAAGGAAGTCCATGAAGCTGCCGTCGCGTGCTTTGGGTGCAACAACGGTGACAGGAAGTGTTGTCAGAGTGTCGTAGTGAAAATCCCATACGTCTTGGAGTACAGTGAGAGGAGCTACGACAAGGGTATCTGTTCTCCCTCCATCGGCTTCAATGCCCTTTAGCACCTGCTCGTTGCGTTTATGGAGATCCAGGGCGATGGCTTCGTACGTCTTGCCTGTACCCATTTCGTTCGCAATGAGTACAGACCGCTGGTCTTTCAGCTTCATGAAGTCCTCTTGCTGGAAGTCAAGCAGGTGCACTGCCACTGAGCAACTCCTTCGCGTTGTCGAACTGCTCTTGCGTCATTGGCGCATGCACCCAGGGACCATTGCCTAGAGGAGTCATTCGATCGAGACCGTCATACACAAAGCGCACTGCGCCAATGATTATCAATCGGTATCGCTCATTCCAGAAGTTCCCTGGCGGAAGGTCTACGAACTCGATGCTGACGTAAGGGAACTTCTGCAAGTCTTCAAGTTGCGTACCCACGCCAGCGTGATCAGGGTTCACTCGGTAGTTCTCGGTCTTTGGTGTACGCGCCCAGTTCTTGTTCACGGTGTCGACAAACCAATACGAACCGAGACTTTCAAGTTTGACAATCAAGGTTGCTCCCTCCACTTCTTCATTACTGCCATTGCTTCGGGTCCTGGGTCCATCTCGACGGTGTGCTTACAGTGTCCTCTGAACTGATACCCTTCACAAGTACAGACGACACCTCCGTGTCGGTACTTGATGATGAAGTGCGTAACCCCAGGACGCGTCTCCGACTGACACGTCCAGACGATAGCCTCGTCCTGGAAACGTACATCAGGTTTGAAGTTGACTTTCACCATTAGTCACCCTGCTCGTTCGACATAGCACGAAGTACGACAACAACGTCGGCAGACCTGTCAAGGCTTTGCCATTGTACAGGACCGACATCACCATCGAGTGCATAGCGAACACCGTCGACAAACTCAGGTTCTTCGCCCTCGTGCGAGCCCGAACCAATGAGTTCAACCCTCACTTCCAGTTCTGGATTGAAGGTCTTCAGGTCCTCCAGTAGGTGCTTCACTTGGTACATCTTCTTCACCTCCGATCTGGTACTTCGGGTCGAGTTCTGGCGGAATGTGTCTCCCCAATGCAATGTCTCGCTTTAGGAGTGCCTCTTCAGCTTCCTTGACATTGAGGATGGTCTTCCCGCACAAACACTTCTGCGACTTGATGAATCCTTTACGAATCCATCCATACACCTGTTGAGGGTGCTTACCCTTCAACTTGGCATACTCCCTTGGTGTTAGGTAGCCGGTCTCGTCTGCCTGCTCCTGAAGCTCCTCGATGCTCGTGGACTTCAGTGCCTGCATCTCGTCAGCTAGACCCACTGGCGCTCCTCTCGATTTTCGGTGTGTACCACCAAGCGGTAAGACCCTTCCGACACGTGTTGCAAATCTTCCGCTTGATCTGTTGCTTCCGGTTGATTTCGTCCCTGAACGCTGTCGTTGCAGGGAGTTCTACGTCAAAGAGGTCGAGTTCTGATTCAACCTCGTCATCGCATCTGTCGCATTGCATTTTCCCTCTCCTGTTAAGTCGTACTCCTTCTCTTGGACGCACGTTGTACACCACTTACAGAATCTCATCCTCCATGCCCTACCAGGGGCGAACTCAAAGACGCTGTATACGTCTTTGTACTTGATGAACTTGCGACAGCCCACACAATAGATTCGCTCTCGTGGAAAGCTGTCTTTGGGAATACCCGCCTCAGCACCAGTCGACTTTCGAACTCGGCGATATGGCTTTCGTCCCATGTAACGCGAAAGGTCTTCACGATCGGGTGCCGTTCAGCCTCCTTATGAACTCGTGACCGACTTTCCTCTCGTTCTCCTGTTTGTACTCCTCTACCAGGATCACGACTGTACCGTTGCAAAACTTGTCTACCGCCTCCAGTCGAGTATCTGCTTCGACTACGTTGACCGCTGTGAACACTTGGTACTTCATTTCTCGTCATGCAAATGCACTCTTGCCTCCCAGTACTCACGTTCCTCAGGCGGCTCATGAGCAAGCCAGTCTAGTGTCTCTGGGTTGATACCCATTGCTACTAGGTCCCTTACCTCCCTGGACGATAACGGCTTGCCGTCCCGAGGTATTTTCGGTTCTCTTGTAAATGTCACTTGCGAAGGCCCATGATCGGTGGTGCCCAACGCTTCGCCCTAGCTTGCCAGAACTCTCCTTGCTTGTGATACTTGTCCCCCTTTTCGATGTCATCATGTATGTATGCCTCAGTAGCCTTCAAGAAACATGTTGTCGACTTCTGGAACCAGTAGTTAACCAGTAAACACCAAGCTGTCGCCGCAATGAATCCGAACGCCAAGACTATGAATACTACGTCTGCCACATCTACTCCTTTCCCTATGCACCAGGCCAGAACTTATTCTTAGACGCCATGTTCCAGTAGGCACCTGCTAGGGCACCACCGATAACAGCGCCCCAGACATGATGGAAGAAGGCCGCTCCTGCTACGCCTCCTAAGCCCCATCCGCACATCTGTACAAAACGTCTCACAAGTCGCAACCGGCTGCGATAAGTGTCTCCGCGACGAAGTCGACGAGTTCCCCCTTTGTCTTCATCAACACTGCGCCCGGCTTCTTCCAAAGCGCAGCAATATCGTCTGCAGCCTTTGCCTTGCGCTTCAGCTCTTCCTGGTAGCTCTCGTCCCAATCCGCTTTCTCCACTTCGCTCCTTTCTGCGAGCGTCACCCCGTAGCTCGCACCCTGCTTCCTATTGACGGGATACCTCGAGGATTCCGTCACACCACCACGCAGTCACCCACTCTAACTAACTCAAATGAAGCCCTCAAAGGACTCCACTAGGCCAAAAGGAAGGGCGCACGCACCATGCTAGGACGTGCGCCCTTCTCTTTTGACTACTCGGAGGCCGAAGCGGTCTCCGTGCTGGCGCCCTCAGCGGCGGGCGCTTCCGCGAGGCCCTGCGCAATCTCGTAGGCAGTGGGTACGGTCGGCTTGCGCTGACCACCTTCGCTGCCCGTGCGCTTGGCCTTCTCCTCCCACCAAGCCTTGCCGGCCTCGATGGGGATGATGACCCGCTGGTCCTCGGGGTGACGGACTGCGGGGAACGTCTTGCTGCTCTTGGCGGTCGCGAAGACAACCTGCGGCTTCACACCCACCATCTTGGCGAAGCCAGTGGCGGTCATGTAGCCCTCGGGGACTGGGCCGAAGTTGCGTCCGAACGCACCACTCGATCCCTCGCCACCTTCGTCGCCCTCGACGATCTCGTCGACGTCATAGCCCTCGTCGAGTTCGTCGTCCGGCTCGATGCCTGTGTCGGTCTGACTCATTGTTCCAGTGTTCCTTTCCCGTGCAACCCTTTGCACGCATTGCTTTCTATGTCTATTATATATGGGTTGCAGAGGGGATTTCAAGCTCCTCTTTGGTGCTATTTTTGACACCTTGACAAGATTGTCCCGTACGGGAATAGAGTTGTTTCGGCGTGGAAGGGATGCCTGATACTCAGGTAACTGACGATCACTAATCCACGAGCGACCGCAGACGTTACAGCAGCCTTGTTCGTCAAGGTCCCATAGAGGGTTCTCCTGGAACGGGCGGTCAAAACCGTTACACTTGTGCTCAGGAAGTGTACGAGCCCACTCAAGTAACTCATCCACGCTAACGTCCCTTCCAGAATGACCTAACTACGGACATAGCTATTGCTACCAAGCAGCCTACTACGACACCCGTAAACACTGCTTGGCCTATACTAGCTACCACGTTTGAAGATCCTTTCTGCTTCCGCGAGGTGCCTACATTGATTGCGGTACACGAAGCCTTGGCATTCACACATGATGGCCTTGCCTTCCTTCATGGTGACGTTGTAGAACGAGACGCCGTCCGAGGATCTTACGCGGATTACGCTCTCCGCGTACCCTTCGAGGTTGGCTCCCTTCCAGTTCTCACGCTCCTTCGGAGTCAAGTACGGAAGCCCTAGCAATGCGAAGATCTGTTCCTCCTCGTCGCCCTTGTCCCGCTGATGGCCTTCGTCGTCCATTAGGCCGTACTGGCTAAGCAACCACCCCTTGTTCTTCGCGGCTGAACGCATCATGATGTTCAGATCAAACGGCCCTGTGGCGAACAGAAGCATGGCCGCCCGCGCCATAGGTGTCGGTACTTTCCACAGGTTGATGAGAAGTGGTTTGCCTTTGTAGTCGGGAATGATCCCCTCCGACTTCATGCCGCCCGATCGCTTTGGCTCGTAGTTGAACCGCTCACAGAATACCTCGACGCATGCATCGAAGACTAATGTGTAAGGCACGAGGATGTCCATGTCGCCAATCGTGTCCTTTTCACGTCTCCAGGAGCCAGCGACGACTAAGACATTTGGCGGGGTCTTGTATAGTCCCTCGAACAAGTTGACCGCATCACGCATTTCCTCGCGCGGTCGCCTGATCTTCTCAGGTAGAAACTGGTTCTTGCTCATTCTTCGCCTGCCTTTACTGCTAGTAGGATCACTGCTGCGATAGGGCAGTGCTCCTGATCTCCGCACGTTAAGTGGAAGTCGATCTCCGCTAGCCCATCCTGTCCTGGTGGCTCCGTTGTCGACTTGATACGACAGCTGTACTGGTTCCAACAGCCGAGTGCCTTATCCACGTGGTCCATTCCTCCTTGCATTCTCGAGACCGCCTGCAACGGCGATCACCAACAGTACACCGTAGATCGCCCACATCCATGGGTCTGCTACGGCTATTGCAATCACGAACAGAACAGCAAACGCTACTAGGAAGTAGGTTCCGCAACCGCCCTTACGTTCCGTCGTCTCCGACCATGTCCCGTCGCTGTTCTGTGTTCGTATTACTTTCTTCGCCATCACTCACCTCCCCTCGCTCCTTCGCCCATCCAATGACGATTGCTGATAATGTTGCGACTTGCCCTTCAAGGGCCAAGACACGTGCGTTCAACGTTTGCAGGTCTGAAGTGGTCTGCTGAGCCTTCGATGCATTCCCATGTCGAGGAACATCTGGACTGATCTCGTTGCCTTCTTCGTCGTAGAATACATGCTTCCGACGAATCTCCCAGAGTCCGTGACCTGCTCTTCTGACTGCGTCAGACTCGGTCAAGATGTTGACGACTTCGCCAGCTTGTGCTGATGGCAGAATTCGTCGGATCAGCTGGTGCAAGGAGCTTGCGTAGAACACTCCGTCGGCATTCGCCACGAGTATGTCGTCAGCGTGCTCCCAGAGGTAGTCGACGATCTTTTGCGCGTACCGTTCTTGGGCCCTGAATACGCGAGGCTGCTCTTGTGGTTCTATGGTTGTCATCTCGGTCCTAGAAGTCGTAGGGTCGTTTGGTCTCTGTTGCACTGCATCCGTCACGTAAGCACTGACGGAACATCTTTGGAACCATTGATAGGTTCACCCAATCAGTCTGGGCACTATGCAATAGGTCCCACTTGCTCCACTTGTGGAAGCCTCGTCTGCACCACCAACTC